ACTAAGAAACAATATGTTCATTGGTTTAAAAACGGAGATAGAGACAATCGTGTAAGACAAAGTATGGCACAAGCGGGTATTTAAGTAAGCAGTTGTCCAGTTCGCATGATTTTTTCTAATCTTAATGCTCTGGTTCCTACCTGAATGTACCAACGGCTTGATACCATTTCATCGGCAGCTTTTGACCAGTTGTTTTCTAATAATCGTGCTTGAAAATTTTTGAATTGATTAAATCGTGTTAGGCCTAAATTAAATAACATATTAGCAACGCAAACTTTTCTGGCTTCATTAAGATTGTTCCACCAGGTAAATGCTTCCGCTTCTTTTAATACGCGTTCTATGTCATTCATTAGTAGGTATTGAGCTTCTTCTTCAGACAAACCAAAGTTCTGCAATTCTCTACCAATACCTATTGTGGGGTATCCTTCCACTTTAGAACCCTTCTTAATAGGTTCGCCATTGTGGTCATCATATACCTTTAAGCGTCTGCCTTCATCCGCAGTTAACATATCGGCTAGTTCTTCACGCATGGTGATTCCCCAGTTTCTTATGAAGTTGCTTTACCAACTTATGTTTCTTTAGCCTTCGGTCTAGTTCAATACCTATCTCTCTGCCTTTTTCTTCTAGTTGCAGTTTAGTAAGTTTATTTAAATCTACTTCTTTAGGTGTTGGCGTAAACCAACCATTCAACCATTCAAACATTGTTTCTCCTATTATTTTTTTTCTAACTTTTTATGTAACATCGCTTTTAATATTTGATTACTGCTTTGGTCTAGCTTGTTACTTTCCTTTATGTCCGCTTGCATAGTACGCAATATCTTACGGTTCTCGGCTAGTTCATTGTGTACGCTATCCTGTATCTGGCGTATCTCTGCCAGGATATTATTAATTAAACTCTTAACAAGGAAGATAAAGATGTACCCAACAACCGCAGCCATAAATACGCCCATGCCTGCTTCGGCTATTTGGCTTAAGTCCACGGTTCTTTAGATCCACCAAAGTAGGGGCGGGCGTGTCCTTCTAAAACCATTCTTTCGCATATATCTTCGCCATCAACTATAGGCGTAGCTAGTATGCGACCAAATTTACCTTTGCCATCTTTAGATGTTTTTATAATAAACCTTTTGGGAAGCAACTCTTTAAGGCGTTCCTTACTCGCGAGGCCCAACGCTTTTTCCTCAAGGTTGCGCGTTCTGCTTTCCGGGGTATTGATTCCCAACAGGCGCACTCGTTCTTTTCGCAACCACACTTTAAAGCCAAGATCAACGCTAACATCTATAGTGTCTCCATCAACAACTCTAATGAGTTCACATTTATATTCATAAGTCATTCGCATAACCGATCATAAATTTCATTGTGTACTAACAAGTCATCAACCAAATCATCAGAGATAACTTCTATGTCTGCTTCAGTAGGATTAATAGGCGATGCTATTAAGCAGTAGCCCTTATTTCCTGCGGACATACTTAGACAGCCGCTTACGCTTATTAGCAATGCTAGTAGCATTAATCTTTTTAGTAACTTCGTTTTTAAGATGTAAGTCATCTAATTGATCCTTATAAATTTCAGCGGATACTGCCTTTTTCATAAGCATAAAGCCAAACAGCTTACTTGCTAGTTTGGCTATGCCTCCTAATGCTGATAACCAGCCCATTATTCGTCATCTGCGTTTCTGTTTTTACCTATGTTACCAGATAAAAGATTAAGCATTTTTAGAACAAAATTAATAATTTTATCATCTGATTTCGTAGGTGTTAATGCTGTTATTGCTGTGCAAGCTGTAACTATACCCGTTACGGCTGCTATCCAAGCAGGCCCAGAATTAAAAAATCCAACAATCATATCCATATTTCTTCTCCCATATTAAATTACAAGGCCGTAAACAATGGCACCTAACCCAGCAATAATACTTCCACTTGAAACTATAACTATCCATTCCAGTCGTCTTAACTGAAACTTCACTTCCGCATGAGATTGTTCACAATGAAACTCATGTGATTTAAAGCGTGTTGATAGTTCTAATAGTTCTATGCTTATAGTGTTAATGCTTTTAGGTCTTGCCATTTTACTTCCCAGCTAGAGGGTTGTTTAATGCTTTTGTAAGCATATTGCGAAGCCTATCCTCTAGTTCTTTCAGCTTCACATCCATCGCTTCAATTCGTCTTTGAGCGTCAGATTCTATAGCAGTTCGTTTTCCGTCAAAGCGATCTTCCGCATGTTGTATTAATGTGCGAACATCATTTTCACTTGTCCGTATGGAACTGCGAATTTCTTGCTCGGTTGTTCTACTTCTTTTATCAACCGCAGCAACCTGGTCTAAAACTGTGTGTATGTCTGCACGCAAATCATTGCGTATTGTTCTGGCATCATCTTGTGCCGCTGTAACTAATTCTTTTAAAGCGTCTACTTCTATAGTAATAGTCTCAAGTATAGTGTGAACTTCTGATGATAATGCTTCTATTTTTGTGTTAGCGTTTTCTTCTAGGCTTGCAATACGCTCATCAGTAACAGCTACGCGCTCCTGGAACCCAGATAAATCCGGGGCCACATAGCTATCTATCTTGGCGGACATATCTTGAAATATTTTCCACCCCTCAAAAATTCCGTATGCCCCACCTAAGATTGAACCAAGTAATGGAATTATTAATAATAGTTTTCCGCCACGAATTTTGATGCCGCCATATTCTACTTCTGCTTTACTCATACTGCATGTCAATCATCTTGTTAAAAGTTAAACTGTCCCGGACACCAAAGTAATTACCCAAAGGATCTGGCACGATAGCGTCTGCATATATTTCTTCGCTTTCATACCAAGTAGGTTGTACTGGCACATCTGTCTGATATGTTTTCATGTTTGGCCCAAGCGCATTCACCAGGGCAAGTGTTGTCATTTGCGCTACACTACTATAGGGATCAACAAGATTGTTTAGTATCTCTTTAGCTTTGGCTTGCTTTTGCTCTTGCTTACTTTGCTTTTCTTGCTTGACATCTTTTTGTACGGGTTCTTTTTCTTCGGCATCGTTCTCTGCTACCTCCTGTTTTTCTTCCTGTGTTTCTTCAGCAACTTCTTCTTGTTTTTCTTCTTTAGTTTCTTCAGCTGTTTGTTTTTCTTCAACTTCTTCTTGCTGTGTTTCTTCTGATGTTTCCTGTTTTTCCTCAACAGGTTCAGATTTTGCTTCTGCTTGTTGTGTTTCTGTGTCGTTTTCAGCAACATCCTCTGTAGACGATTCCTGTGGCTCCTGATTAGAAGTAGTTTCTTCCGTAGGGGTATCTATACTAGAGGTTGTTTGTGCGGTGTCTGTGGTCGTTGTAGAATCAATTTCTTCAATTTCCGCTACCATAGTTTCGACTTCAGTCATAACTTCCATTTGTTCTGGCATTTCTATAGTAGAAACATCTGGTTCAAAACTTAAATCTTCAAAACCCGCATCCATAACGGTAACATCAACATTTACATCCGGCATATCAATTTCGATAGGAATGTCCTGGATAATTTCTTCTTCGTACACAGGTTCTTCATATATAGGTGTTAAAGTTGTAATAGTATTTTCAAGTTCTTGCTGCTGGACAACTTGCATCCATGTATCAACAACAGTTGTTATATGATTATACGCAACATTATATTGAAACTCATCCCAATAATATTCTCCGTACCCACCAATCTCTATATAAACTTTATCCAACTGGTTAGCAAAGTCATGGCTGCCTGTTACGGTGTTTACCCAATTAGTATTGTTATTATAGTCATAAGGGTTTTGCGTAAAGGTTGTTTTGTCTATAGGAACTAACCCTGTTTCCCATTGCAGAACATTATCGTTATATCCTTTACTTTGAACATACGCTGTTTGCCCGGAGTTCTGATACATACTATTCGGAAAGGCAAAAAGAAATTCATAATTAACTTCGCCACCATCTGTAATATCAAAACTATTTAAGTCAACATATTGGCGCCAGGTTGTTAAGCTATTAGTTCTTGCATGGCCACACGCACTTGTTCTACCATCGGTACCTGTTGCCGGGAAACCTGATGCTGCATCGGTACATGCAGAATGAGAATATACACTTCCAGCACCTCCCCAATCTATGTCGGCATCTCCTTCATACTTACTGCTAACAACACCCGTATCGCCATCTAATACATCGCCAGTATCTTTATGTTCTATAGTAACTGTTGTTTCTGTTACTTCTTCTACACCACCTTGTGATTCTATTTCAGTTGTAACCGTTGTGCCTTCATCAAGCATTTGGCCCCATGTATCAAAGGAGAAGGAGCAAGAGCAACAAACCACCAATACTAAGACCAGTAAGTTCTTCATCGGTTACTAACTCCTCATGTTTGACATTATCTTTTTTCCATTGCTCATAGTCTGGGCGCTTTTCTGGATTTTCTTCCCATGCTTTTGCAGCCTCAATTCCTATTAATCCGCCTTTGTACGGGCAGGGGGTTCCTGCATTTTCCATTGCTGCAAACACTCTTGCGTCTTGACACAACATGGCTACAGCACCTACCTTCATACCCATACGAAACAATGCCCGGCTTAATTTTAATCTTTCACAATTTAAGTCTCTAATTGTAGTACCGCCTGCAATACCAAATATCTGTGATTGAATA